TTTTTAATAGGGGAATATACTGTTATTCTTTTATTTACTAATTGTAAAAAATCTTGATCAGCAGAATAAATTATAACATCATCTTTTAATTTATTAGATAAATAAGCAATGGTGTCATCCGCTTCTATTTTATCAATAATAGAAATACTAACAGGTAATGTTTTTAAATAATCTAATAATCTTAACATTTGAGTAGAAACAGAATCTGATTCTTCCTCCAATGAAGAAAATACATTAAAATTAGTTATTCTTTTTATTTGACGATTTGCCTTATAATCTGAATAGGTATTTCTTCGATTAGTAATATTACCTTGGCCATCAAATACTAAAATTACTCTAGTAGGTCTTATCAACTTTATAGCATAACCTAATGATTTCATAAAACCTACTAATCCCCCAATATGGTTTCCCTGTGGGTTTATAGCTGGAATCATAGCAAATGAACGTAAAAATGTATTCATTGAATCAATCAGGAGCACCCTGCTATTTAGGTGCAGGGGCTCTAGATTTGACTCCTCATGCAAGTTATTGAGAATGTTCTTATAAAGTTGCTTCATCTAAGGCCTCTATATTTTCAAAATCTTCGGCCTCGGATCCTTCTAAAACTATTTCAATTGGACCTTCACCTAAAATAGCACCCCATTCACCTTGATGATCTTTTTTATAATTATCTATATCTTTTTTATTATCAGATATAAATCCATGAGGTGTAACTATAATTTTACCTGTAGTTGTAACACCATTAATATGGTTTTTTTCAACAGCTACTTTAACTTTCTTAGCCCACTCTACTTTTTTACCATCTTTTACAGCATTTACTTTTAAATTTCCTGAATTAGATATGTTACCAAAGGTTACTATTAATGTTGAATCAAAAAACATTGTATTACCACCTTTATTTTTCATAGTAGGTGGTTGCATAGGTCCTATAGGTTTTTCAACCCATATTTTATTAATAGCAACTAGAGTATTAGTATAGGGACTAGATTCTTTACGTGAAAGTAATATTTCTTGGTTTATGAAATTACCAAATTGAGTTGACATTGCACCGGCATTCCATTCATTATTATTTTTAGCTTTTTCAACTGACATTTGACATGGAACAGAGCCAATTGAATCCCATAAGAAACAAATATCCATAGGTAAATTACCTTTTTTCTGTTCATTCATTAAATCAGCCATAAATCCTGCTACAGCTTCTACTGTTGGTAGCTGTCCTCTGTCAGCAAAAATAAAATTACCGTCAACCCCTACGGTATTTCCATCTTCGTCTTTATCTACGTTTGCATTTAGGCCCATCATAATTGCGTGTTCCCAGGACCATTTCATTTCAGTAATAATAAAGACGGGCAGTATACCCATTTTTTGCGCATTAACAGCTACCTCTAGTAAAGCAGTGGTTTTTCCAGTATCGGAATGACCACGTAATAAAGTAATATGACCAAGAGGAACTCCAGGTAATGATACCATTTCCTGCCAAGCAGGTGATAATGGTATCCATTCTTGTTCTTTGAATGTGTTATTGGAAGTTCCAAGACCTTTTGCGGCCTTAAATTTATCAAGGGAGAATGTTCCCTTTACAGACTTGGAGATATCACCCCCAAGGCTAACTTTTTTTCTACCCATTTAATTAATCTTTAAATAAATCTTCGAATTCGTTCTCGTTAAACTCCTCTTTTTTCTTAACATTTAACGTATAACCTGTATCTGTACTAGGTGCAGGTGTATCGTTTGTATCTCCCTCAGATGTATCCTCAGGATTTAACCAATCCTGAAGTGCTGTTTTCATTTCATCATAAGTAAATTTCTTATAATATTTTAACAACTCAGGTTGATCGCTAATCCATTTTTCAACTGATGTATTATCATCTGATAATGGTGTTTGCTTAGGTTTAACTCTAATTGAAGTTTGTGGATAAGGATTACCTTGAACTACTTCTACTGTCATATCAAGTCCTGATACTACATCAGTAAAATCACCGTAATCTTCATCAGCGGCATAACTAAGTAATTCTTGGTAAATTTGTTTTCCAAATTCCCAAAAACGCACTCCTTTATTTTCCTCACCTCTAACTACTATGGGAGCAAAAACTCTCATTTTAGGTTCTAACTTTTTAGCTAGTCTCCAGTTTTCAGGTTCAGATGTTTTACGAAGTTCTTTAGAAAACTCTACAATAGGATCTTTCTCACCATAATTAATAGGAGAAATCATTGTTCTGCTTCCAATTCCATAGTGAAAATAAACTTCACTAAATGGGTTTTCTTTGTTTTCCTTAAATGGGACAAATCTAATTTGTGATTTACCCATAGGTGCCTTCCAAAAATATTGACTTCTATCAAATTTCTGTTGGGTCTTGTTTTGTCCAGATGTGGACTGAAGTTGTTCTAACTTGCTTGAGATTATTTTTAAATCCATGTTTTATAACTTTTTAATGAAACGTTTATAATGTAATAACCTATTTTTAGATAACCAAATTAGAAATTAATTATTTCATGTATTTTGGTATCTAATTTTTTTAATTCACCTCCGGTAGTTAGTAAAATGCAATTTTTATAATCTTGCCAATTTACTTTAAAACTAGTATCGAGGTTACCACTATTTAATGATCGAATTAAATCATTTAGGGCATTAATTGTATATAGAGTGTTAGATTCTTTTTTTCTATGTAAAAGTATTGTATTGTCTAATATTTTATCAGACATGTTAAATGAATCAACATTATAAGTACACACATATTCATTAGTTGATTCCACATATAGAACAAATATTTTATTAAATAAAATTTGATATTGTCCCTTGATTGTATCAACAGTAGGATTTAGAGCATCCTTAGTAGTAAATGTGCAGAATAATTTATTTGCCAAATCGTCAAAATTAATTTCGTAATCCATAATAAATATTATATATACTTTAAAGAATTATAATTACTGCCATATGCAACTTTTATAACGTAACCATTTACTTCAAATAATTGTTTAATTTTTTCCAGAACCTCCTTACCATCCGCTAAAGAATAATCAACTAGAAATGAATCATATGTGTATAATATAACCTTACTTTGTTTATTCTCCAAATATTTTATTACTTGCTTTACAGACATAACATTATTATGTGTTTCGGCTGATTGAATTACATAATTTAGGATTTTATTAGGTGTTGGGTTCTGTATTTGTGATTTATCTAATATTTTACCTCCTATTAATTCTAACTTACCTGTAGTATTAAATAATTCCCATAATTTATCTACATATTCATTCATTGCTTTAAAAAATGGTATATTTTTATACTTATCAAATACACCCCCATATAATTGTTTAAATGTTAATTCCTTAGATTTATTATACTCCTCATTAGTCAGCTCATCTTTAGCGAAATACATGCATCCCAATTGGGTATGGACAGAGTCCCTGTCTAATGGAAAATCGATTAGTTTTGCCAGTATTCTTACGTGATAAGCGTCATAATCATACTCAAAAAATAAATCATTTTTAGGTATAAATGCGGTTCTAGAACCATCATTTTTATTTAAAGCAGCGAAGTTAACGCCATTAAATGAATTAGTGGGTCGTGTGGTGAGATTATATAGATTATATTTAGTATACACTGTATTATCGTAGTGGAACCATTCTTTTTCATGATATTTGAAATGTTTATCAAAATAATCAGGATGTATTTTTAAACCTTGTTCCTCTATAGCTTTAAATACAGTAGGAAAAGTACTATTATAAAATTCGTTTATTTGTTCTGGGATTTGTTCTTTAATCTCATTAAAACAATTTTCCTCTTTCTCATAAATTTTTGAGATCGGTACCAACGACGTACAGAATGGTAAGCTACCATGCTTAGTATAAGTGTGGGACCAAATAGAAGGATTATCAATGGAAATGTCATCGTAATTAATATCTATAAGTTTATTAGAATCAAAGTGGTATAAACACTTTTTTTTATCCAAAGTATAAATTTTATTATACTTAGATTCAATCCAATCTTTTACTTTATTAAATGGTAATTTAAAAGCTTCCGAATGGTTAAGAGGGAAAATATATCCCTTACTATCAAATGTACGAAAATAAATAAGACAAGGTGAAGTTAAAGCAGGATGATATTCATCATTCATACTAATAACTTTTATGTAGCAGCTATCTCCCGAACAGTATAATCTATTTAGCTGTTCTTCTGTTTCAACAATATAATACATAACCTTTTATTCATACTAATATAAATCCCTTCTTGGAATACTACTACCTCCTCCTCCAGAACCTCTACTTGGAGTAGGTCTTTGTGATGAGGGTTCTAGTACTCTACGTGGACCTCGTGTTAATGTACGACTAGGTTTTTCAATATCCTCACTTTTTTTATAAAATTGTGTTAAATTTCTTAAATATGATTTTATACCTCTAAATTCTCTATTAGCGATTTCTACTTGTCTTTTATTAGTATTAATTACTTCATCTTCATTATTACCAGATATTCTCCATAATATTGAAGAAACTCTCCAAATAGCATAATTATAATTACCGTCCTTATTATTAAGACTTTTATATACTTTAGAGGAAATTTCTATAATTCTAGGAGGTTTTTCAGTGATACGTTTAGCAAAATACCTATTTAAAGAACCACGTTTATAATCCGATTCAGTAGTTACAGGTGTATAACTTAGTGGATCTTTTCCATATTTAAGTAAAGCTGAATTTTTATTATTTACACGCTCATAATCTCTATTTACGGGATTATTTACTACTTTAGTAGGGGGTTTTTTATTAGGATTAGAAGATAATTCTCTTCTATTAGGATCATAGGGATCAACTCCAGTAAATAAACTACCATTAAAATCAGCATGATAAGGTCCCCTATATGGTTTACCTGTCATATTATCTACCAAATCATCACCTGTAGCATACAGGCCGGGATTAACTAATTTTTTAGGTATATAGCTCATTTATAAAGATTGTTCTGGTCTAATTATGGTTTGTCCTCTTAATTGAGTTTTCCATTGGTTATTATCAAATATATGATTTATAGAAAAAACTATAAAAGCTATTCTATCATGATATCTTTTTGGTAATCTGTTATTAGGTAATAAAAAAGCATTATAAGGTAAAATACCACCTATACCATCTATAGTAATACTCATTTCTAAAGGTACTAATATACTCTGTTTGGGTTTATCACCTACTTTATTTATATATTTTAATTGTAAAGTATTATAAAAAGTTACTAAACTATCCGAAATACCTGTAGCTATAGGTTCTTCACTTGATAAAGAAAATACCTGGTAAAGTTGATCAAATAAACTTTGGGGGGCTCTTAAAGCTTGAATTTCTTCTTCAACAGTAATATCAACACAAGGTTGTACTATTTCGGGAGTAAATCTATCAGTTACACCTCCGTTTAAGTTATTATAAGATAATACATCATCGGGAAAATCTTTAATTTTTTTATCAGCCGCCTGAGCCGCAATTACTATTTGTGATGCTAACTCTTTAGATATTTTAGAAGAATAATTATATTCATATGCTATGGATTTTTTACCAAATACTTCTAATGTTAAATATTCTATTTTTTTAGGTACGTGGTTTTGATCTATAACTCTAAGAGTTTGTGAACAATCTACAAAATTAATTTTAAAATCATTAATTCCCCCTAGGGATCTATTTA